ATGCTGCTGATACGATGACCGGAATGCTCACTTTGAATCATGCTGGCGATGAAATGCTTCGACTGCAGGATACAAGTTCTTCTGGTAATCCGTATGTGACGTGGTATCAGGCTGGTACTCGACGTGCTTATATTCAATACATTGATAGTGGAGATAAATTATATCTCAAAAATGACGCAGGAAATACTGGCCTTACAATCGATGGTGGTACTAGTGGATTACAATGGTCTAGCGGTAGTAGTACTTGGACTGTTTGGCACTCTGGTAATGACGGAAGTGGTTCAGGTCTAGCTGCTGACACACTAGACGGATACCATGCGTCTACTAGCCGAAGTTCAGCTAATACTATTCCAATTCGTAATAGTAGCGGTTATATGGATCTTGGTTGGATCAACACAACGTCAGGAAGCACAACCAATACAATTACAAAGGTTTATGCCACCTACGGCAGCGACGCTTACATCCGATATTGCACTCCGAATCATTTAGCTAATGCGATGAGCAATGTGGTAAAAACCGCTGGCAGTTCAATGAGCGGGACACTTTATCGTGGTTCGTCTACTGCTGGTCAAAGCAATACAACTACGGGTTGGGCGCTTGGCAACGGCACATTACATGCTAGTGGTTCAGCCACTCCTGTTTGTTTCAATGTAAATGCCAACACTGTGCTATGTTCTTTACGGCGCAGTGGCTCACAAAAAGGAAGGATTAATGTAGACACAAGCCGTGCTTATTTTTATACAAGTTCTGATTACAGGCTCAAAGAAAATATCAGTCTTATGACTGATGGAATTGAGCGAGTCAAACGGCTCAAACCATCATATTTTAGATGGATTGAATCTCAAGATTCTGATGAAGGTTTTATTGCTCATGAACTTGCTGAAGTGTGTCCGGGTGCAGTTGACGGAGAAAAAGATGCTGTTGATGACGCAGGCAATATTAAAGAACAAGCTGTTGAATACTCCTATGTAACACCTGTCTTAACAGCTGCCATTAAGGAGCTTATTCAAAAGGTTGAAACATTAGAACAGCAAGTAGCAACTTTAACTGGAGCTTGATCTAAAACAAACAGCCAATTGATGCACGTTTGCATGCACAGAAGTACTCGTTAAAATATAACTATATTACTGTGCATAGAAATGGCTGCTATTGATTTTCCAACAGCAACTTCAAATGGTCAAACGTTTGAAGCAGATACAGGTGTAGTTTATACTTATGTCGGAACTCCTCCCAATGGTTACTGGTCGGGAACATTTACAACATCTGGTTTTGCCATTTTAGATCAATATATTGCAAAAAATGATGCAAATACTATTCAAACAATTCAAACCCAAGGTCTCAAGTTCAACAACGGCAGTACAGATACAATTCTGATCGACGGACTTAATAGCAGAATTGGAATCGGTACTACAACAACAAGCGGTGCATCGACATATTATGATGATTTAGTTATTAACAATACTGCTAGCGGTACAGGATCAGGTATTACTCTTTTAGCAAACGCCACAAATGGTTCTAGTGCCATTGATTTTGGGGATACGGATGCTATTGGTCGAGGCCGTATTAGTTATAGTCATGCTGTTGATAATTTGATAATTGACGTTGCAGGCACCGAAGCCGCTCGAATCGACAGCTCGGGAAATATTGGGATTGGCACTACTTCAATAGATGCTTCTTTGCATGTAAAAGGTGCTGGTACTCATGGAACTTTTGTACTAGAAGCTGGTGGTACGTCGGGAATTAGCAATCAAATATACATCCAGGGTCATAATAATGCTGGCACATCTCTTGGTGAGATTAATTTTGAAGAGACTGCTGCTAACCAAGGTGCGCTTGTTTTCAAAACCAATGGAGGCTCTGTTGCCGAGCGGATGCGAATCGACAGCTCGGGAAATGTTGCAATTGGACCAAACACGCAAGGACATGGATTACTTACACTTTCACAATCTGCGTCATCTGCTTTTAATGCTTTAGTTATTCAGCAAGGTAATACTGGCTCAGCAGCAACTGATGGTCTGCATATTGGTATTGACAGTGCTGTTGACTCATACATCATTCATAAAGAAAATAGGGCATTATATTTTGGTACTGCTAACACCGAACGCGCCCGAATCGACAGCTCGGGCAGGCTCTTAGTTGGTACGTCTAGTAGTCTCTTTGGGTCTACTAATGTTCAATGCGGAAACACTGGCGGAAATAATTTTACGGGTATCCGTTACTCAACAGGAGCAGGAGGCGCACAACTTGTATTAGGGCACAGTCAGAGTAGTACCGTAGGAACCAACGTACTTCTTTCTAATGATGATTACATTGGCTCTGTTGAATTTAGAGCAGCCGATGGCTCAAATTATCTTGTTGGTGCAAGTATTGATGCACGTGTAGACGGCACACCTGGCGCTAACGACATGCCGGGGCGTCTAGTGTTCTCCACTACGGCGGATGGGGCGAGTTCTCCGACGGAGCGGATGCGAATCGACAGCTCGGGCAACCTCGGGGTGGGCACGCAGAGCCCATTTAGCGATGCAAAATTAACTGTGGACAACGGCGGCAGTGGCGATGTAGCTATTGCTCTTTCCAGAAGCGGATCAGGCCAAAATGATGCAGCAATCGTTAATAGTGCCGGTGAACTTGTATTCAAAAATGGATTTGCTTCTACAGTTAGCGGTATGTCTGAGCGGATGAGGATCGACAGCTCGGGCAATGTGGGACTGGGCAAATCAAGCAACCTCTTTTACCGATTAACGTTCCAAGAAGGTGCTGGTGATGCTAATCGGATTGGCTGGGTAAGCACATCAGGAAACAGAAAAGCAAGTATTGATTGCGGTAATACTGCTGCACTAGTATTTAATATCGGCACAAGTGATACTGAGCGGATGCGAATCGACAGCTCGGGTTCTCTGAAAATAACAGCAGGTACTAACGTAGATAATATCTACTCTTATGCTGCAGCAACCGGAACTTCAGCGGTATGTTTTAGAGGCGGTCACTCTGCGACAGCAGGAAATCCTGGGACTGGTACAGATAGTATTTACATTTTTGCTAACGGTAACATTCAAAATACAAACAATTCTTATGGCGCAATCTCTGACGCCAAGCTGAAAGAGAACATCGTTGACGCCCGCTCCCAGTGGGACGACATTAAAGCTCTTCAGGTTCGCAACTACAACTTCATCGAAGGACAAACACACACTCAAATCGGTTTAGTCGCCCAAGAGGTCGAACCCATCAGTCCTGGCTTGGTTTATGAGTCTCCAGACCGCGATGCCGAACGTAACGACCTTGGCACCGTCACCAAATCGGTGAACTACTCAGTGCTCTACATGAAAGCGGTGAAGGCGCTTCAGGAAGCAATGGAGCGTATCGAAACCCTTGAGCTTCCTGAGCTTCCCAACGAAAATCCAATTAATATAAGACAGACAACGTCTCTACTGAATAATCCTTTTATTACTTTCTTGAATAGTAGTGGGGATACTGCAGGATCAATCATTCAAAATGGCGTTAATTCTGTTACTTATGCCACATCTTCTGATTATCGACTGAAAGATAACGTCGTTGAGTTAACTGCTGCAATCCCCCGTTTAAAGCAGTTGGCACCTAAGAGGTTTAATTTTACTGCAGCTGCTGATGTCACAGTTGATGGGTTCCTTGCCCATGAAGCACAAGCTGTTGTTCCAGAAGCAGTTACAGGAAGTCATAATCAAGTCGATGGAGACGGTAATCCAGTGATGCAGGGAATTGATCAATCTAAACTTGTACCGTTATTAACGGCTGCACTGCAAGAAGCTATTGGAAGGATTGAAACATTAGAAACAAGGATTGCAACTTTAGAAGGTAGCTGATTGGTACTGATATCACGACAAGTAATCCTCACTTAAGTGGGGATTTTTTGTTAGATTAAAATCTGATTTGTTATATCAAATGGCTTGCAAAAAATCTGAACTTGTATCTGCAATCAATTCTTTCGGCGCTGCTCGTGCCAGTGGTGACAGTAATCTTCAAGCATTTGCAGCACAACTTGTAGGAGAATACATTGAAACCCTTGAGTTTGCAGAAGAGGACCCTGAAGAAGAAGTAGTAGAAGAGAGTGACGCTGAATAATTTAGCATTCAAAGTATCTTAAAATAAGAATATTATGAGGACCACTTATGTCTCCAGCTGAACGAGAACAATTCTGGCAAGCTGTAGAAAGTGGTTCCAATCCACTCTTATCCGTCATGCATGGATTAGTCGAGAAGTGGGGATTGCCTGCAATCATCATGTGCCTCGGTGATATTGGACGTGTGCTATCAGAAGATGCAGAAAGCGCTTCACTTACGCCAAATCAGCGTGGGTTAATTCTTGGTGCTTGTGCACAAGTGTGCGCTTTAAGTGATCACATGCATGCAGAAATGGAACATTTAACTGCAACTGAAAATGGATCCCACTGAACTAGAAAACTGGCAGCGTGTCAAAGATCATTTTGAAACTTTGCCAGAAGAAAAGCGCGACAATTGGTTCTATAAACGAGCAAAAGCAATTTTAGAGGGTAAAGAAGACCCGTTAAAATAGTATTAATTGTGTAATTAATACGATGGCCAAACAACGTATGGCTGGTCAAAAATTAAAAGAAAGTTTGACCCCAAATAAACCACGTCGTACTCCAAATCATCCGACAAAGTCACACGTCGTTTTAGCAAAAGAAGGCGGAAAAGAAAAGCTCATTCGGTTTGGCCAGCAAGGTGTTAAAGGTGCTGGCAAAAATCCTAAGTCAGCAAAAGATAAAGCACGTAAGAAATCCTATTACGCACGTCATAACGCACAAGATTCCAATCCAAGCAAGATGTCTGCTCGGTATTGGTCACACAAAGTGAAATGGTGATGGCCTATACAGCTCAAGACGACGGTTTATATTATATCCCTATTGTTGATGTAGGAAAACAATTACGGGATAACTTTGGATTGACAATCCGTGAGCACGAATACTTCGATCCTGTTGATGATGTGCATTCACCAAACAGTTATCACAACTACGGTTATGCAATCGATGTTCAAGACTGGCGTCCTGATGTCATCAACGGTGTTGACTGGAGGACACGTACAAAAAATTTAGAGGCTTTACTGCAAGGATCAGGTGCTGAAGTTTTTGGACCCAGTAGTGGTGTACCTGGCCATGAGACACATTTGCATTTAGCTGCAGATGGCGGAATCTTTAAGTTAAACGAAAAACAATATCAACATTTATTTGGAGGGCAGGCGGGCGGACGCAATGCCACGTTTCCAGGAGCAATCATCACTAGTAGTACAACAAGGTCCGTATTGCCCCTTGCCTCATCCAGTGATAACCCAGGATCCTCAACCGATGGCTCTATTAATAGCAGCATTTCTGATGCTAAAGAACGTGCTCAGAATTATGCAGCGATGAGTAAAGCAGAGATCAATAGTTTATACGATAAAATGAGAGATGAAGATCCGGCGAAAGCTAGAACTGAAGGCATGAAAATGCACAAAGCATTCTTTGGTAAATAGTATGGCTGACAAAAAATCTCGCGTTAACGAAGCTGGTAATTACACCAAACCAGAGATGCGCAAACGTCTGTTTCAGTCCATCAAGTCTGGCACCAAAGGCGGTAAATCCGGCCAGTGGTCTGCGCGTAAAGCACAGATGCTTGCCAAAGCATACAAAGCAAAAGGTGGAGGCTACAAAAACTAATGCCTAATTTAATTTCAGTCACACAACGTGGCGACGATGTACTTGGTTTAGGTGACTCAATCAAACAAGGCATTTACGATAAAAATTCCACTAGGTTTGCTGCTTCAATTCTTAAGCATCCAGCTTTTATGCCTTTAACTGATTTAATTTTCCCTCAACCAATAGCTGATGGCACTTTGAAAGGAGTGATTAAAGCACATGGTTATGAAGCTGCACCTTCAGTAGTCTTTACGGATGCACCTGAAACTTATAAATTTAGATTAGATCCAGAAACAGAAGAAGCTTTAACACGACAAAAAGCTCATCTGGACGCAGGTGTTTCAGGCACTTTTGTACCCGGCTCTCTTAGTGGTATGAGGTGATGGCCAAAGCACGCTCTCAACAATCGCTCGATAGCTGGACCAAAGAAGATTGGGGAACCAAGTCTGGCAAAAATTCAACGCAAGGTAAAAACGCAACTGGTGAGCGTTATCTACCCAAGAAAGCTCGTGAATCTTTAACAGATAAAGAATACGCCAGAAGCACGGCTAAAAAACGTGCAGCAATGCGTAAAGGCAAGCAGCACAGTAAGCAGCCTGAAGATGTGGCCAAAAAGACTGCACATCACAGGAGCTGAGGTATAATCAGCAAGCCACCACCAGTGTGGTCTTACCATTACACAACACCCGCGTGCTGAACCTCCCAAGGTAAAGCCCACGCGGTTCGTTTGTCAACGGTAGATTCGCACTGGTGATGCTTATATCAAATCAATGTTGGTTTCAAGACTTTGCAAACGGACGCTGTCATTCAAGCGTTTGTCGGACTCCACCCAATACGGATGGAGAAACGCTTCAAAACATTTTGAGAATGTAGACACTTCCAAAATTGACAGGGAGTTCTGCGTTGATCACAGGTGCGAACTCCTTGAGTGTGACTACAAGGAAGGTTATGTTCGAACACAACTTGGCTACCTCGGTTCGATGTGGGAACGCGGGGTAGAAATGGGAATTCTTGAATGGAATCCTTGGCGTGGAATGCTTAAGGGATTAGGTCGGTCTAAGAAAAAGTATCCACATAAAAAATTTGATCACTTCCACAGGTTCCATGACGATCCACTGTTCATGGCAGTCTGGCTACACGGCTTCAGGATCAGTGAAGCGGCCTGCTTGCTGCCGGAAGATTTTGTGACCGCCGCTGATAAACCGTATATCAACATCGAGCACAATCATATTCGTAAATGTAAAAACGAATACACGCAGAGGCAGGTGCCAATACACCCTGCGTATTTTAAATTTATTGAAAAATTCCCTTTTACAACAAACCCTAATGCAGGTGATTACTTTAGTCGCAAGCTGAAGAAACACACAGGCATATCAGCTCACGGTATTCGCCATTCGTTTATCACTCGTATGCGACAAGCAGGAATTGAATACAGCATTGCCATGGGAATTGTTGGACACAAACCTAAAGGCATGACCGCTGAATATGGCGATGTCTTACTGGAGGACATGGCTGAACAGATTGAGAAAGTTAGTTGAATCAAATTACTGCACTTGCTGCACTTGCTACTCTTAGCCCTATAACTGTTTAAAATAAATAGTTAATAGGCAGGGATTAAAATACAGATATATAGATAACTATAGTAGCAAGTGTAGCCATGCCAAATGCACCTACTCCAATACCTCCAGTAATGCCTTTACCTGGAGCATTTGAGGTGCCTAAGTCTACACTTGCTCCGCCTTCATTCAATGTTCCAACTTGGGTCCCAATACCTGCTAGATTAAAAGATATTCCAGGACCTAAAACCAGGGGAACAAAAGAAAAGTCGTCAGAAGAAGAGGAAGAAGAACAGAAAACAGACAGAGAGGTGCTGGATTCCGTGCAGGAAGTCATGACACCATTACCCCCTCTGCCGCCTTACTTTGGAACTGACCTAGAAGTTGATAGTCAAATTGAACAAGTAGAATTACCTGGAGGATTTCAAGTACCAGTACCTAAGCAAGAAATCCTCGTCACTGCAGTAGCGACTGCAGGAGCAGCGGCGGTTGCATCTGTCGGCGCAACAATGGTGGCAGGCAATTTATTCAAACAGATCGTTAAAGTTGCAAAACCTACAATCAAAATTGCTTTAAAGAAAATCGCTAATCTTCGAGGGAAGCCTTCTGCTCCAACGTGGGCAAGGCAGCGATTGGAATCACGTCAGCGCATAAAGGATAAAAAGGGCTGGAGGGATGCAACGTAAATCCGCGTTCGTAAATGCCAATGCACTCTTTGACACGAATTAGTTCGTAGTCTAAACGTGTTTTATCAATCTGCAATTGCGCGAGAGCTTTACAACGTTCAACAGCTCCACCGTTCAATGGGATAGAGATGCTTACTTGAGCTCCAGCATTATTACTGTTGGAGTAAGTATTTGAGTAATTTTCTGTAGACAAATAATAAGGAGTTACAGACAGCACAGCTCCATTGCAGTGGATACCACCACCAAACGACTGGGTACTTAAAGATCCTTGGTTGATTTGTACAGCTTGATTAGCAACGGAACCAGTAATAGCTGCCTGAGGATTGGCAGATACACTGGTTGCATCGTTAGCTAAAGCTGGAGTAGTAAAAATTACTGCGCAAATACTGATAAGGTATTTGTTGTAGTGTCGGTGGTAATAGTCCGCAATGTATCGACAGTTTCGACTAAACCAGCTGGACGCGTTGTGATCTCTAGTTGCCATGGCTGAGTAGCATCTACGATATGAAATTGAATATCAGCTGTATCTGTAATATCAGAAATGTCTACAGAAGCGCCGTTAATATCAATAGCTTCAATATTGTCGCCATTCCAGACGTAAGCATCACCACCAAATCGCTCAATAGCTTCTGTTTCAGTTACCGTTTGAGTCGCAGTAACGGTTTGTGTCATCGTACCAGTCGTAAAATTTGGCTGAGCCGATTGCGCAAAAGCTGCACTTGGGGAAATAAGTAATAATAGTAGAAGGTGCTTCATGATATTTAAAAGCCCGACAGTTCTATTCTAACTTTATTATGAATAACGAAGAAGTACAAGAAGAGAAGTTTGCTCTACTATCGACATTTGTACGTCTGGGTATTTTAGTATGGGCAGGCGGAATTCTGACATTAACGTATGTCAGCATTCCTTGGTTACCGCAACAGAAAATTGATCCAACATTTATTGCTTCAGTATTTACTGGAACCTTAAGTACATTTGGCATTGAACGCGCCAAAAGAGATAAGGAAAAAAGCTAAAATAAAACAAGAGACATAACTAACGATGCTTACTTTAATTCGGCCTATCTTGTTTAGCTTCATTACATCAAAGAGCGTAAAAAAACTCATTGTTGATCTGCTTGAAGCCTTGGCTGCAAAAACTGAAAATTCGTTAGATGATTTGGCTGTACAGACAGTCAAAGATGCCCTTTTGCCTAAAGTAAAATAACCGAACTTTAATCCCTACGTAAGCGCACGGGACTGCGAGGAGGTTATACATCCCCCAAAAGTCATGATTGAATCACTTGTGTCTGCAACGATAGCTGTCATAACGGGTGGTGCAATCTTGACTTCCCGTACCCATTCTCGTATTACTGAAATGGAAAAGCGTATTGATGCATTTGAGTTGCGAGTAGCAGAAGATTATTTATCAAAGAAAGACTTCGGCGGGATACTAGGAAGGCTAGAACGTCAGATGGAAAAAATGGACGAGAAACTAGATCGATTAATTGAAAGCAAAGGTTAATCTCCCGAAAGAGACAATTAATAAGTAAAGTTAAGACAAGTTGCTTACTAACAACTTATGGGTATCGCTGAAGACTGGAGTGAACTTCTATTCTCTCTAGATTGCCTTTCTAAAGGCTCTGCTAAGCGCAAGTTCCGTAAATCAATTAAATATGGTTGGGGCGGATTGTGCTGTTACTGTCGCTCCGAAAGAGCAACAACACTAGATCACGTCAAACCAAAGTCAAAAGGGGGAAGTAGTTTAAGAAGCAATTTGCTTCCTGCCTGCCAGACATGTAATCACTCTAAAGGGTCAGAAAACTGGCTAACATGGTTTGAAAGGCAAACATTTTATAACAGTATTGCCAAAGAACTTATTGAAGAGTGGATTTCAAACAAAAGATTTATCGAGGAGGAATTAGATGACCGCGAAACTATCAATAGAACAGAGGTTTGCTCTTACACGAGCCCGTTACGAAGTTTCGAGGATGAGCCGTCCAGCCTTGGAAAGGACAGCCTTGCGCTTGCTTAAAACACGAATGGAGCAAAAGAATGGTGTCCAAGAGACGTTAGCTGCAAACGGTATTATTTTTAAAATCGACGAGCAGCAAGGCGGCTTGCCGGAGATCATTAGTGAAGAAACCTTCATGGATCTACTGACACTTACTGATGAGTTGCCTACAACAATCGATGAAGATGATTATGAAAACGACGACCTGGACGATGATGGCCTCATGATTATTTAAATTTAGTTAGACTGACTTCAGTTATTTAGCTAAACATGGAATATGTTGTAGGTCCTGTAATTGCTGCACTTATGAGCATTGCATTTACAGAAAAGAGATTGAGGATGATTGACAATAAAAATACGGTAAACGTAAAAAATCTGGAAGAACAGATTGAGGTTGTATCTAATCAAAGCGATAAATACAATCAAGAGTTGCCCTCGCAAGTTATGCGGACACTTCTGCCAGTTGCAAAAGAAGTCACTAAGTTGAAACAGACAGTCGGCATATAATAGATAAGTAGCCGTTAAGAAGATGTGAGATCCGCAGGAATACGCAATAAACCCGTTGATCGCCGCTATTTAAGCGATCAAGATAAATCTGACTACAACAATAGTGGTGAATACAGCCGCGCAGCAACGGCTGTAAAGCGTGCTCGTGCGTATCGAGGCAACATGGCGTATCAACGTAATCGTCCGCCTCGTACTGTTGAAAGGACGCCAGGTACAGGCGGTTTTGGTGTAGGTCTTGGTGCACAGATTGCTCGTAACCGAGAGATTGGTCAGACAAAACAAATGTTTGAAGAGCTTAGACCAGACCTTGAACAGCCGATGTACGATATCTATAAATAAACAGAAAAAAGCCCCCGTTAGGGGGCTTTTGAGTGAGCCTGATCTAGTTTATCAGAAACTATACTTCACGCCAACTTTGGTGCCATAGCCGTTATCAGCATCGCCGTCAACAGTAATGAAGGAGACTTCACCATAGACGTTCAGAGATTCAGTCACGTTAAAGCCAGCACCGGCCTTACCAGAAAGCTCAGTTGTGGTATCAGCGCCATCAACAGCAACAATAGAAGGACCAGCTTGAACATAGTAAGAGCCACGCTCACCAACAGGACCTTCGTAACCGACATGGAAGTCAGTCACAGCAGATTGATAATCGGAACCGGCGAATCCACTGTTGGACTCGATGTTGGCGTAAGGACCAGCGATCGCAGGAGCAGCGAACAGAGAAACAGCTGCAGCGGCAGCAGAAATTTTAACAATCATGATTAAAAAGAATTAGATATCGAGCGACAGTACATATCGCACTTACAATTTTAATTGATAAAAAGACAAAAAAAGACCTCCTAATAAGGAGGCCATACAGTTATTTAATTGTCAGTTATAGCAGTACTTGATACCACGATAGGTGTAGCAACGACCAGTTTTGTCTTCTTTAGTCCAAGTCATGGTCTGAAGTTCGTTACTGATGTGATGCTGACGCTCTGCTTGACTGCGCAGCTCTTTTTTGCGGGCAGAAATTAAGCCCTGTACGGTTAGGTTAGACATAAGTTGTTCTCGATAAGTGTGAATGAATTCCCGTTGCTTCGCCCCTGCGGGTTACTTGCGACCTAGCTAAAGGTTCAACGCACTTACATAAAGTGTAGCTAATGTTACTAGTTCACGGCGAACATTAACTATCAAGTAATTGTAAATCTAACAAAGCTTTATGAAGTCCTAGCTGGATTTTTTTAAGCTCCTCTTGTTCTTTAGGATGACCACCTGGCCATTTTTCTACATACTTATCAAATGCTTTACAGATGTAACGTAAGGCATTTTGATCGACTTCAAAGTTAAAGGTATAGCCAGACATAATACTATCGTATTAGTGTGTACTAGCCCAATTATTGCCATGATCAGCAGCTGCTGTAATTGGAACACGGAAGTTATAGTAATCGCCAGCTTTAGGAGCAGCAGCTTCTAATAGATGTTTGACGCGATCAACTTCTGAAGGTATAACAGATAACTGCACTTCATCGTGCACATATGCACACCTTGTGTAGTCAGTGTCGTATGTAAGACCTGCTGCATCAAGCAACTCTTGACCTATTACCACCCAACGCTTACTGATGATGGCACCTGCGGACTGTAAAAGATAATTGAGCGAGGCGTGTTCAGCAGTACAGAACACAGGCCTCCCATCAAGAGCCCTAAGACGACCACAACCTCTAACTCGTTCTTTAACTGCATTAATCAGTGGCTCCAAACCAGGAATAGCGTCAAGAAATTTACGGCGCAGCTCTTGACCTAGCTGCTTTTTCTGTGCATCAGAAAGTTCAGGATGGAAACTATGACCAAGTTTCTGATCACCAGCACCATATATAAACGCATACGTAAGGGTCTTGACCTCCTTACGCGTGCATCCTACGCGATCAGCGTTTTGTTGATGAATGTCTCCATTAAGTAAAACATCTGCATAAGCGCCATTATCAAACCGTGCGAGATAATGTCCAAGTGCCCTGAGCTCTAGCTGTTCAAGGTCTGCACCTACAAGAATGTGACCTTGATGAGGGACAAAGAGCTCCCGTGCCCATGGTGCGCTCACGACCTGTCCAAGATTCGGACCACGGTGCGCATTTCGTCCCGTTTGTGTCGCAAGTGTGCAGCTGTGGTGAATGCAACCGTCGCCCTCAATAGAGTTGAACCAAGAGTTGGTTCCCTCCGACAGTTGCCCTAACCACTTCTGCAATGTAAGAAGTCGAATAAACATCTCACATTCATCATGAAGTAATTGATTCCCTTGAGACAAAGCAGCGTCCCGCATCTCGCCAATAGTTGCTTCGTCAACCTTGGGCTTACCAGTGTTAGTAACCTTTGTAAAACGAGCACCGCGAAAAGTTTGAAGTGCCCATGCAATGTTTTGACGAGACGTTGGATTGAAGTCAATAAGTCTTGTCATTGGCGCACCTGCTACATAACCCTTCTTTTTATCAGCACGCTTAGGAGTAAAAACTTTACCGGGTACATACTTATAAACGGAAGTAATGCGTTGAGATAATGCGTCGAACTCTTCTTGAAGTTCTGAGCGAACGCGAATAGCAGCATCCATGTCAAAGCGAAAACCTGAAGCTTCTTGCTGAGACATGATTTCAGCTACTTGCATTTCTAGTTTGACGTAATCAGCAATCATTGTTGGTTAATGGATTATTCGTAAGTACTCATCCGACGCATGAGCATTTGATAAAGCTTGTATGTAACTTCAGTATCCTGAATACAGTAATCAAGCATTTCAGGCGTATATTCTTTCCAAGATTCTTTGTCTTCACCGAAGTCTCCTTTAAAGCACTGAAGACGATAACCCCAAGCTTTGAGGCTATGACGACCGTATAGACGCTGAGGCATTCCTTCTGGACGCCGCTCGTAGTCTCTATCCTCAATTTTTGGATAAAATAATCTACTCATGATAAGCGTATCAATAATTTCACCAGTAGGATTGAAGTCTGGATACTGCTCTTTAATCAAAGGAATGTCATAGCCAATAATGTTATGACCAATAAGCACATCTGCACGTTCAAGAGTTTTAATACCTTGAAGAATAGTGCGCTCAGGCAAATGGTCAAATACTTCGGGCTCAGCTGTATCGGCTACATTACGCACAACAATGCAATGCATCTTAGAACCACGTCTAAGTAAGCCGGTACTTTCAATATCAAACAGAAGCTCAGTCTTCACCGAAGTTTTCGTCTGAGGTTTTTGGATCGTAGTCATCTGGTTTAAATGGATTGGAGTCTGGATAGAGTTCTTCGTCGATTTCTTGGTCAAGTGCTTTGTTGACGGCAAATCTTGGATCTTCATTATCATGAAATGGTTCAATTGCAATAGATAGTTCGCGAGCTAATCGACCAGCTCTACGGAATTCATATTTGTAATATGGCTCCCACTGATGAGCAGTGATGATTATTTTTTTAATGCCCATCACATGGCATTGAAAGATAGAAGCGGAAAAAGGATATCGAGTGGTATAGATAACAGCTCCAGCCATTGGAGTTCCACGTTTAGCAGCTGCAGCAATGGCATAACAGACACAATCGATTTCAATGCCACTGCTTGTTAAAAGGCTGCGTCCATCTCCAAGTATTTCGCGATCGCGGACAACGATGCATCCTCCTGGTGCGGTCGGATGAGTAGAAGCAGCGCCAACGGCTCTAGCTAAACTCATAAAATATTGTTCTTTATTTTTAATGTATGTAGGATCACCTTGTGGGCTAGACATATACACAATTAGAGGAATATATTCTTATATTAGATAATGAGTCAAATAGATGTGAGTCAAATGGATTACAAAAAGTTCTGCTATGAGTACGACAAATTCGATGAATACATGAAAAATTTTAGAGAAGAAAATCCTGAATTAACCACCGACTCTTCTTCTGAGAAACTGACTTTCAGCAAGTTAGAGCATAAGCACGATACAAACGATGCATGGTTGGAGCTAGGTAAAAAGAATGACATGATTCAAAACCCGGCTCATTACACCGGAGGGAAAACAGAAGCTATTGATATTATTGAAGATGCTATCTCTCATGCCTCAAGTGTAGAGTCTGGCTTTCTACAAGGTCAAGTTTTGAAATACATGTTGAGAATGTGGCTAAAAAACAATCCATTGGAAGATGCAAAGAAAGCACAGTGGTATCTAACAAGGTTGATTAAGCAAGTGCGATAAACTAGAAGAGCGCTCGTTAGAGCGCAATTAGCAGCGTTTAAAGAATAAATATTGACTTCGTTGTTCTAAAGTCTCGTGATCTTGAATATGAGGCAAAAGCAGGTCATATACTTTATTCATATCTTGACTGAAGTGCTTGAAATAAACGGATATACCTGAGGATAATTCTGTAATTGTAGGTACGTACCAAGCTGCAGGAATAAAACAATCCCAAGGTTCAAGCTCAAGAGACACCCAACTGTTCAGTTCTTCTAAGCGCTGAGCAGTTTTTATTATGTGTGCTTCTTGCGCTTGATCCTGAGGGATACTTAGTTTATTGTTATATAGTAAAGCATGTTTCCACATCAAAGTACCATCTTTATGAATCAAACGGCAAGGATGAACTAAAACGCCAGATGGTAAGTTGTATAAACATTGAGAGGCAATGTGTTTCATATTAAAGATCTCCTTTGCGATCTTCAAAGAAATCAAGATCCTTTGACCAATTGTCGCCAGCATATTCGTTATAAATAATTCTGCCAACATCTCTAAAGGTACTATAGAAAAGAGTCACTTTATCGATATCAGACATAGTTTGATCTAAAGGCGGCCCATAAAGTAAGACATTCCAAGAAGATGGGCAGACAGGTTCAAACCCTTTTGCTGTAGCACGCAGCTGCTTAATTCGTTTGAATGGAATACAAACAGGATAATCCCAGATAACAGGACAAGCCCGCATAATTTCTGAAGCACTGGTAAAGAAGACAAAACTTTTAATGTGATTATTGCGATACTCATTGATTGTTTTGTTCAACCAAACTCGTGTATTACGTACAGCTCCTTTAGGCGAAACCCATACATTACCGTGCCAAGTTTCAGTCAAAGGGTTGACATTAATTGCTGGTACAGAGGTAGCATCAACAAGAACTTGTTGAACAGGATCGGAAGTAGGATCAAAATCAATTGATCCCATTACGTTACGAGCACGTTCAATAAGCTGAGGAGTTGGATATAGAGGAAGTTTAAGTCCTTGTGCCTGGAGCTTATCCGCTAAATTCTGCTGCGATCGTTCGGAGGCTTTCCTGGCTCCCACCTGCTTCCACGCTAAATGTTCTTGTTCCAGCATCACTGATCAATGTAATAAGTACGTTTTTAGACCAGTCATTCTCGTCAACTTCTTGAATGAGTTTACGTAAGAACTTAATAACATCGTCATCGTTAGCATTTTCAGCTTCGATGATATCCCTCTCAATATCAACACCACTCATAAAAGTGGTGGAATCATTTTGAAGATTGATAATTAAACTCCCTGCGCCATAAGTCAAAACGCCATTACTTGCAATGTTAATAAAATCAGTGAGGATAAGTTCAGCGGTAGCAGCAAGAAACTTCTGCTCTTGCTCCTTTTCGTCTCCAAACTTATCTGATTGGATTAATTGTTGGAGTAAATCAGTACGACGTGACATAATAGAATGACTCTTGTATAAGGATAAGTAATTTAATAATCTAATGTGGGATTTTCGTCATCTTCATTGTTATCAGTAGGCCCTTGATGCAAGCCTGAATTTTCAGAAGATGTTTGTGTTATATGACGACCAGCAAGCATATCAAGCATGACTGCTTCAAACTTGTCACCATATACAGTATTGGGGTCAAGAATTAGTGCCTCACGCTCAGCCAATTCAGCACTTTCCATAAGTTTTTCTTGTTCTTTCAGCGCTTCTTCCATGACATATTCAGCAACTTGCTGTTTAAGTGTATGAAGTTCGCAGGCAAGTTCAAAGCTTTCATAATAACTATCCTGATCAACAAAAACCCCGACATTCTGTGGAATTAGATGAAAGGGATTACAGCAGTATTTATTGCCGCAGGTTGAGCGTACAGACGTGTAACCAAGGTCTCCCCAGCTAAACCACATAGCAACCCGTTGAGGGTGGTGCTGAGTGCTGCTTGTTAGGCCGTGCCGCCTCCAAGCAAACTGAGGCTGCTTAGTACGTTTATTGATGCAGCCTTTCCATTCCCAACATTCATCAGGTGCACCGATTTCAACCTGAGACCAGAACTTAAGAGCTTTCTTGCGATTCGCCTTAAGAAGAGAGTCGATATTAAAAGAGATACGACCTTCACGAGCAGCCGCTACACAACGAACACATGCTTGGTGACTGTCAAATCTCATTGAATGAGAAGAGAAACGTCCAAGTGAATGGCCTGTATAAAGGCATAGCTCACCTTCTATAGCAGTGTTGGACATTTGCATGACACGTCTTCCGTAAGCGTGACCTCCTCGTTTTTTGCTGGGTTGAGCTTCAGGCATTAAAAATCTCCTTCAGGTTTTACATAGTTACCACCATTAGCTGGATACTGCTCTTCGAGAGGCAGTTTTTCGAGTTGATGATTAATCATGTATTCATAACGAGTACTGTTTTCATATTTAATACGTACAAGTTTTGCACGTGATGTGTAGTACTCAGCGGGTCCAACTACAAGTGCAGTCAAATCATTTGATTTAACACGCACGCGAAGACCAAGTTGAATATCAGATGCTTTCATAGTAATAGTTGCGAGAGAAATATGTGTAATTAAAAGTCGTTCAAAATATGATTCTCATCAAGAGGATCATTTTTAGGACGCTGCCAAATTCGAACAGACTTAAATTTATTAGTCTGTGGATCCTTACGTTTTGTACTTAAACGTCGCCAACCTAGTGATTGAAGAACATCAGCAACACGACGAGCTTCACGACGACCTTGATTACGTGGATCAAGCTCTAATGCTTGTGTCAGAATATCGGCTGCATAAACTTCGGGACGAATACTGACGTATGCAGCGATTTTTTCAAACCACGGATCAGGATCACCAAACTCTTGTATGTATTCTGAAATAGCAGCAATTTCACCGCTATTGAACTCATAACTAACGCCGCTACGATATGCATGAACAGCAGCTGCCCAAATACTATCGCGTTGTTCTGCTAAACGTTTCCAAGGAATTTGAAAACCTGCACCAATTTCAAGTGGTACAAATCGACGGTTACCGGTACTATCAACAAGAAACTGGTTTCTGTTAGTCGTACCAATCATCACAAACCTTCTTGGCAATTTCGAAGGCAATGATGCATAGGGATAGCGAACTTCGTCTACACGACTAGTAACCAAGTTTTTAAAGTTCTCGATATTACGAGAGTTGAAATAGTTATCAATTTCAGGTAACTCAAGAAGCCATGCAACATGCAATCGGTACTGCTCTTTCATCAACGTTTCCAGAGGAGTTGTAATTTCTGAGAACAATCCTTTAGGAACAAGATTACGTGCAAACATTGACTTACCAACACCTTGAGCACCTACAAGAATTGGCAACCAAGACATTGATTCGCCTGGTTGATAAGCACGTGCAACAGCGCCAATCATCATCCGTTGCATTGCAAGCGTTGCAAGCGGCTGAGGGTTGCCTAGAAATACATTGCCTATCGAGTCCCAGTCTTCATGAGGTTTGGCGTGAGCAGCGCAATGATCCAGATACTTAGTGATAGGGCAGTAACTATTCTTAAGTGCTGCATATTGAATAGCAGCTTTAATGCGAGGTTCAGGAATAAAGATTCCATTTTCACAGGCAAGCTTAGTAGTCATTAAGTCAAGATCATGGCCTTCTAATTGAACGACTACGCCAGCATGATTGTTATATTCAATTGCTCCGGTTAGCTTATTTTTACGTAAGTCAGTCAAAATCGATTTGACTTTCGCTACATCGTCTTCGCGCTCTTTAGCTGCATCATCATTTGACTTTTTTGGCCTACCGCGTTTTTTGACATCTTTAGTATCAGGCAGTGGTTCAGGTTCAAAATCCATAGATTCTCCTTTTGAATGGGATATAATTTCATCAAAATTAAGTAGTGGATCTGTTTCGTTGTATCCACTTGCATTACTTGTAGCACTAAAAGATAAGTGAGCAGGTAATGAGCTAGTCCAGTTAGGATCTTGTTTTTTAGCTAACGAATAAAGTTTAGTATGCCCTGCGTATCTACCGAGACCTTTCCATTTATATGGTCGAATATTATCAGGTTTATGACCGTGATGGCCGCGTAAAACCCAAGCAACCCAATCGTCAAAAATTACACTACCTACGCCAGCACAAGCTGCCATAACAGGTACGTAATAAGACTCGTATTCACCATCATCTGATGGACGTAAAAAGTCACGCAAGAGCCACTGACAACGCTGTATATCAACATCATTGCAAGCTGTTGGTATGAATTCCGCAGGCTCGTCGAAGTCAATATCTGCCAGCAGAAAATCAGGAACAATCGCGTCAGCATTAAGACGACTAACAGAATTTGTATTGCCGTACCACAGACGTTCAGGCTTTTGACCGCAATTGTCTTTAAGCGATTCAAGACTCAACTCCGCAAGTAAACGATTGACAATTAGCCAATATGCACCTTTATGTTGAGCAGCACTGTCTAAGTCAAGTGCAAGTAGAAAAAGTGCTCTAAATCGATGCTCTTCAGGTGTATGACTGGCAGAAGTATATGTAGCTACACACCATTGCTGAGCTGTCGTTGTATCCCAAAAAGCATCTAAAGTAGTGTCACCGTCGAAATCGATAACAATTAGATTACTACCTGATGCATTATCACCACAGCGATGACGTTCATAAAAATGAGTAGCACACCAGCCATAACCAGCATGTACCCATTTTAAAAGCCACTCAATATCAACAAAGATATTTTTCCAACCTTTAGCAACAAGCTGTGGATTTTGTTTATTCTGACAGTTCTTGTTGACTGCAATCTTCAGTATCTTTGACATCCTCTAATTCGTGAAATTGTTTAGCCCGCTTTATAAACCTAGTTTCAAACCGATTCATTTGATCTGAATCGATGAAAATTCCTTGAGTAGTTTCTGGAGTAGAAACAATAATCAAGGCAACGTCACACATGAATCCAGTGCGCTCGTGAAGTGCAAGACGATAAGCCGCCATTTGCTGAGCACACTTTTGATATTTACGAAATCCACCAAAGCCAGCACGATCACCTCTTTCAGGAAACGTATTCATATATGGAGCTGTACTTGTCTTAAAGTCAGCAATGACTTTGACTCCACCGATCTCGCCAATAAGGTCGGGACATCCGGCATACATATGTTCAGTAGACCAAACATAAGCTACCTCTCTATCATCACTTCTCAAGTGATTCCAGTCAGGACGAAGCGGTCGCTCTGACCAATGAAGTATATCAAACCAATCAAGATATTGAGTGATGCCGTTCCAATAATCCTGATATTCTTCAGGAATATTTGGATCTAAACCACGCAAGTAGTTTTCACAACCAAGGTGGATGGCTGAACCTCTAGTGCTAGCTTCTTCAAGCGCACCTGGGTTATTTTTTTGCCACGTACGTAAAGAAGCTTTTGATTTTTCTGTTTCGGTAGCCGAAAGTATAGTGGTAACTGACGGCATATAAAGGCCGGAACACAGGTATTTACGATATCCTGACGGCGTTTGAATACGATAGGGCAGATCAGTAGTCACTATCCTCTACGTTAGGCTGTTGCGCTTGAAACGCTGTGCTGTAATTAGAAGGTGTGGTTTGCTGTTGAAACATGGCATACAACTGACCTACTGCTTGTCCAACGGCATCTACAACTTGTCCCATTGCAGCAACTTGTTGATTCAAGACAGCCACTTCCTGGCGTAGTGCCATCGTGTGATCCATCAAAGATGGTTTCGGCGCAATCATTGCAGATTGAGGAGCAGCAGCTGGTTCTGCTGGAGGAGCTTCATTAGCGTGCTTCTGTTTTGCACCTTCAATAATTTGAGCAATTCTGGCTTGCATTTCTGGAGGCAAGCCTTCGGTATTAATGTTAGTCATGAGTTAAGTAAATAAATGGATTGATTAGAGTTATTTAGAACTCCGCTTCATCTTCAATTTTTTTAGCTTGTGTGCTGGGGAGCACAGTCGCTCCTCTTTTGTCTGTGCCACCTGCAGGTAAACCTTTAGCGTCAGTTTGCTTCCCATCAAAAGGATCTTTCCCTTCAAAGAAGTTAGGTAACCAAATACTTTCTTTTTCGGTAGCCCATTGTTTAACAATCTTCTCTGGTACTTTACGAACCTTTGGGAGAATGCTGTATGAAGTTTCAAGGCCAGTGCCTTTACGAGTAATCTTAATCGAGAAATTAGCAAGTCCATCATCAGTCCATGTATAGTCTTCGATTTCCTGAAGAATTTCAGTAAGCTGTTCTCTTAAAGACTTCTGCTCGATAAACACAACTTCTAGTCTTCCACGTGCTGCACTAGTTGCAACCCATGCGAGAAACTTACGTGGTTTAACGGTAGTGCCATCAATCTTTGGTCGATCTGGTTTTGACCAATCAGTTTCACGAGCAAGATCAGTAGCGTTGTTTGGATAAGAACGAGTAACTACATATCCATTGAATCGCAGTTCACCAGTTTTTTCATTTAACGTTTCCGATGCATATTGCCAACCAGTAACAGCGTGACCTGTTTCATAACAGCCAAGCAATCGGAACTCTTCTGATTCACCATCTTTGAGAGAGCTTGGTTTCCAATAAGGTTGAGGTTCTTTAGTTTCAATTTTATCTGTTGATGTTGCCAGTAAATCTGGCGGTAATACTTGGAGAGTCATAGAATTATAATTCAACTCTCCAAATATAAGCAATAGGATTAATAATTGTGAGCCATAATTAATCAATATTCGGGAATAGGATCAGTCTCTGCATAACCTTTTGCCTTACCTTTTGACTGATCTTTAGAGCCTTGAGATTTTTCAAGATCTTTGCGAGTAGAAAAATCATTTGCAACGATTGCACGATAAGGACTAGTGTCGCCCTCCTTACGATACTCACGAATATAACCGTGCACGCAGATAGGACGCCCTGATCTAAAACGCTCAAGCAACTTAGGCTTGCGGCTTTCATGCAATTCCATATATAGCCAAGTCGTTACGTCAGAATTATCTAAAGTAGTTCCAATTTTAATGGCGCAGACTCCATTCTTTCGATCTTTAGCTTCATCTTTACCGAAGAAAGCATTACCAAGAACCACTTGATTGCAATACATGTCTTGAGGAATGTTCGGCTCAATCGTTGTAATAATCAAGTCAAGAGGCTGTGAAGTGTCATCATTAAAGACGAGGTAACCAGTCACTAAGGCCTTAGTGCTTTGTTTCCATTCGTGGAACGAATCAAGTTTACCTCCTGTTTTGTTGAAGCAGAGTAGGCGTAGTTTGACCTCTCCAGAACTATTATTAGAGGGCACAACAGCATCAGCACCGCAATAGTCGAGCCCATAAACATTAATTGGATCTGGGAAATGGGATCTGAGTTCAACAGTAGCAGCAATAAAATTCATATTTGTGGGATATCAATCAGCCTTTAGTTTAAAGACTTAACCCCACATTGCGTGAGTTATTGTAGGCAGTTCATTGTCTAAAATTTCTCCTATACTAGCAGCAATTTGCATGTGTTCACGTTGAGTTCCATTACTAGCGCGAAGATCAACATAGTGAAGCCAACTACGAATAGTGCCACACATATACAAGCGAGTAACTGTATTTAAAGGGAGTACAGAACGAGCACATTCTTTAGCTACACCTGAGTGAAGCAATGATTCATAAAGAGTAACTGACTCACGGAAGTGATCGTCAATGCGCTGCTTATAGTAGTCTTTAGTTACTTCAGGCAGATCATCTATAGAATTCTGCCTGTTCTTTTCATCCTGACGTCGGAGATCAGGCAATACCGTAGCGAACGTATCTGTCGGGATAGCGTACCTTTGAGAAAATTCTTGAAAGGTAAACGATCGATGCCTAAGAATTTGTGCACTGATTGCACGAGTTGTGTGTATCTCAATGCACATTGACGCCATTTCGAATGGAGACCAGTGCTTGTGTTTGATGAGATATTTGATAAGACGTTCAACATTAGGATTGTCCTCATTTTTTGGATTAGATACTCTAGCAATTTTACCGATAAGTGCTTCTGCGTCTGGTGTAATCCAGACTAATTTAGAGTTATGCATTACAATAAAAAAGTATTTACAAATAATAGCTTATAATGGCTAATTTTGACAAAAAGTGGAGTGAACTTTCTCAAGAAGAAAGTATAGATATGAAGGAGCAGTTTGGTAGCAAACAAGCTTGGCAAGATGCTAAAGCTCAATACGAAGGTTATGGAAACGAAGCGGATAAGAAAGCAAATAAAACTACTACGTCTGGGGTACATCAGGAAGAAGCTGACGAACCCACTCCTGCTCAGACAGAGAATCGTGCAGAAGCTTTAGAACGTACTCAAAACTATTCAGCTCAATCATCTAGTACAAATACAAACTCAAGTGGTTTAAGGACAGACGGTTACGCAACAGTTGATGATAGCGGTAAAACAGTTACATATTATGGTAAAGAAGCAGAAAAAATGAAAGCTGCTGATGCCAAATCAAGCAAAACTATAGATACATCATCACCTGCATATGCTACTGAAACAGGATACGGAGCTGATGGCAGTTTGACTGCTAAACAAATTGAAGATATGGGATATACTCCCCACCTTTATAGAGAATCGGATTATACTCAGCATATAAACACTCAGTTTTTTGATCCAAATTCAGCAGAAGCGATTAAAGCTCGTCAAGAGTTTGAAGGAGTGAATCCATATCATACAGGTGAAATTGATAGTAAACTCAAGAATGTTAATCATGATTTTTACGATCCAAGCGTAAATGAAGGATATGCTTTTACTGCGGCTCAAGGAGATACCCCTGCTCAGCACAATTACGATGGAGATCGTAAAGCAGGCGAAGAGCTATATAAAAGTCAGTTAAAAGATGCTGGAATGGATATGAATACATTTAATGTACCGCGTGGACATGAATGGGATCCAGTTAAAGGGTATTATGTACCAAATACAAAAACACGACAAGGTTCAGCAGCTACATATGACAACATGTTTATGAGAGAACCTCAGAACTTAACTACAGATCGAAAATCTTATATTCACAAATCATATAATCCACTTAGCGCTTATACTTCGTAATTAGTCATCATTGTTTTTTATTTTTCCATATAGCTTAGGTCTAATTCGTCCGTAACCTGATTCGATTGAATGAATAGGATTGTCTTTCCCTAACTTGTCGTAGTATTCGTCAAAGATATCAGTTTTAGAATAAGCACGTACAGCATCGAACTGACGCTCACCATCTTTGGTAAATGTAATAATGTGAACGTCAGTTGGAAGTTGAGTGTCGTCAAATGTATCTGGACAAATGTCTTGTTCGACGACTTGAATTTTACTACTATGCATATTGAGGTAGGTTTACATTATTGGTTTCAAAGAAAGCAGGCATACGACTAGCCCGTGTTTCAATTAGACCTTCAGCTTTTCCTCTCTTGTAGAGAGAATCTGAACTCGAAAGCCAGAAGTTGCTGGAGAGATGCTTGTGATCACATTCCCCTTTGAGGGACTGAAGTACCCACGAGACCGTAGCGCGGCGGAGATTGTTGAGGGTTTTGTCAGACGTAAGTCCAAGCGCTTCGCATACAAGCGTGTTGGCTGCCACGTGTGTTTGTTCGTCTCGACTGATGTCAGCACTTGTTGTGCGGAGTCCTGTATCACCAAGGAATCGGAAGATGGGTAGGAGGACGAAGAAGACACTTCTCTCCAATACAACGGCTTTGAGTACGGGATGGCGATCGAGTTCGAGCCACGCATTCTTAATCCTTTGAGCTTCTTTCTCAAACCGAATGGGGATTTGATGCGCTTCAGCAGCGTAGTTAAGTGCGAGATCATGTTTCTCTTCGTCTTGTACATTAGATTCTAGTAATTCTTTGCAGCCTTTAATATCAGGCAGATCACCTTTCATAGCATCTTTAATAAAGTCACCAACTGGAATCTCAAGACAGCGAAGTGCAAGAGCTCTTTGGATAACTTCTTCGCCTCCTTGCAGGAGTTGACCAGACGATACTTGAACAGGTGTCCATGTACGTTTGCGCTGATGAAGCTG